TGGCAGTATCTCGAAGACCAACTAAGGATAGTCCAGTTACGCACGGGGACGAAGAAGCATCAACTCGAAGCTATGGAAGCATTGAGTCGTCTTTTGCCAGATGATTTGAGTAAAGAGGAGCTAAGTTACATCAAAGCTAATACGGTAGTAAACAAGGCTGTGAGTAATCTGTTCGGTTTCCCTAAGATGCTTAAGAAAGACGAGATGTCTGACGATATGATAGAGGTACGCGGAAGGGTACTGGATGATTACCTCAAGCTATATGAAGTGCTTGAAGATAATGCCAAAGTAAAAACAATACTCTATGATAAATACCAACCAAAGCGAATAGAGGACAATTCTGCCAAGAGCGCGCTTAAGTTAGTTAAGTAGTAAAATGTTTTAAATGCTACCTAGGTAGCATTAAGCAAGGGCGGGGTTCCGCCCTTGCTATCAAAATCAGCACTGCTGATACAAATGTAGACCCACTCACGCCGCCTTGGCGTGCACATAACTTTGTATCAGGACAAATCTCATGGGCTCCAGTGCGCCGAAGACCCCCACCAATACCACCCAAACCATCAATACAAACTCAATCCCCGACTTCATGCAGCCGTATTTCAATACGATGATGTCGAGTGCACAAGGCCAAGTCTACCAGCGTGACGCGCAGGGTAATGTTTCCGGTCTACAGTCCTACCAGCCGTACAGCACGAATCCCAACGACTATGTCGCACCGCTGTCAGGCCTGCAGAACCAAGCCATCCAGGGCGCAGGCAATCTACAAGTCCCCGGCCAGTTCCAGCAAGGCAGCCAGATGGTCGGTGGCTCGGGCGCAGGCGCTCTGGGTATCGGCATGCAGGCGGCCAATGCCGGTAATCAATATAACCAGATGGCGACCGACCCTAATGCCTTGAAAGGCTTCATGTCACCGTACATGAACAATGTCGTGAACTACGAGACCGGGCAAGCCAACCGGCAATATGATATCACCGGGCAAGAGCAGCAAGCCGCAGCAACGCGCAATGGCGCCTTTGGGGGTAGTCGTGAGGCCATCATGGGCGCGGAGAACGAGCGCAATCGCAATCAGGCCATCACCGGCATCCAGTCCACCGGCGCGGAGAAAGCCTTCCAGAATGCCCAGCAAGCGCAGCAGTTCGGCGCCAACTTAGGCATGCAAGGCTATCAGTTCGGCATCCAGGGCATGAACGCCGGCATCCAGGCAGGGATGGGCTTGGGCACACTTGGTGCGGGCCAGCTCGGCGCCCAGCGCGATATCCTGAACACCCAAGCGCAGTTCGGCAGCATGCAGCAAGACCAGCAACAGAAGGTCATCGACGCGGCTACCAATAATTACAACAAGGCGCAAGCCTACCCGATGGACCAGATGAACTGGCTGTCCGGTCTGATACACGGCTTTCCCGTTGCTCAGACTGGCTCGACACAACAGAATTATCAAGCCCAACCTAACATGATGTCGCAACTATTCGGTGGTATCGGTGCCATGGGCAGCATGTACAACGCCTATAAGAAAGAGGGCGGCATTGTCGGTTATAACGTCGGGGGCGCTATAGAGTCTGATTTAGACCAGATGAACCCCGAGCAACTGCAAGAGATTATCCAGACCACCACCAGTGATATTGAGCGGCAGATGGCTAAAAAGCTATTGGCTGAAAAGACCATGGCCGGTGGCGGCATTGTTGCGTTTGCACAGGGCGGCACGATGAAAGAGCAGCTAACTAAACTCAAACCTGAAATAGAGGCGGCCCGTGCCGCACGTGAGCAGGCACGCATAGATGCCGCTAAAAATGCCCGTGCCGGTCAGCCCCGTCAACCGATGAACGCAGGCCAAGCAAGAGAGCAGCTACTGGCACAAGAGACGGCAGCCGCACCTAAGCCAACGCCAGGGATAGAGGCCGTTAAGCCCCCTAGCTCCTGGACAGAAGAAGGCCAAAGTATCTCCGGTCAAGCCGTTAAGAAAGGCTTGGGCAAAGTCGCCTCTACGTTAGGCAAGGGCTTGGGTGCAGCCGGTGCTTTGGTTGGTATTGCTGAGGGCGCTTCTGAAAAATCTGATATGGACAAGTATCTGGCCGTCCGCGCCGAGAACGGCGATGTGCAGGCCAAGCAAGTGCTGGACAGCGGCGGCTCTGATTCTATTATGGAGAATTTGAAAAAGCCGGTCCGTGATGTCGTCGGCAAGATGGATGTCGCCGGTGCATGGGAAGCTATCAAAGGTGCGTTCTCGGGCGGTATAGACTCGGTACAAGCTGCACCCACAGAGCAGCCGACGTTAAATGTACCACAGCCATTACAAGCCGAGCCTGCACCCGCAGGTATCCCGCAGCTACAAGGCTCCATGACACCCACGGGTGCAGGCGGAGGAGAAGGTAATTGGCAAGAGGCACCACCACTTAATCAAGGTATCCCGCAGGCCGCTCCACAAGCCGCCGGCAGTCCGTTTGACCCGATGATTGCCGAAGACCAAGCGAAACTTAATAATCTGCAAGACACACCGTATGAGACACCGGAAGCGTTACTGCAACGTCGTCAAGAAATCATGGGGCAACGCGCCAATACCGCCGACGAGTCCAAGCGCCAGTTCAACTTGCGCATGGCGGACTTCTTCGCGCATTGGGGCTCGACACCAGGACCGGTCATCTCTGCAGGGCTTAAAGCATTAACCGAAACCATGCCGGGCTTCTTGAAAGATAAAGATGACCAGGAGAAATTGTCCCGCACCCTATCCGAGGCGCAGTTCCAGATTGATTGGGCTGACCATTTAGAGCATAAAGGTGATACCGAGAAAGCCGCTGCTGAACGTGAGAAAGCGGCAGAAACACTTAGGTCTGATAAAAGGCTCAAAGCCGCTGCTGATGCTAAATTTGCTGAGTCAGAGATGGAGCAGTTCAATCAGAATAACCGTAACTACGCCGATAATATGACCAAGTTTACAACGGCGCAGATGACGAATAGTCCGAACAGCGCCAAGAACACCAATCTCGATAATCTAATGGGGCAGTATAACGCACAAATAAAGAACGCCGACGCCATACTCCAAAGTGATGACCCTACCATTGTACTGGCGGGTGAGGATACTTCTAAATTAAGCACAGAACAAATCAACAGAAAGATGGTGCTTAAAAAGCAGGACGTCGCCGAGTATAAGAGTAAATCAGAAGAGGCGCTCAATGGCGTGATGGAGCAGATGAAGCAAGGCGGGGGGAGCACCAGCGGGGGTGGAGGTTATGATTTCCATGGCACCAAACTAAGCCCTCCCGAAGTCAAGGCGTTTTTGAAATTCAACCAAGGAACCTAAGATGGCTGCGCCTAAAGAGCTTCACAAAACCGTCGAGTGGATGGAGTCCCGAGGCAAGGCTAATGCCGTGTCAGGTAAAGGTGCACGTGGGCCGATGCAGGTCATGGACGCGACGGCGCGGTCGCCTGGTTACGGTATCACGCCCATTCGTAATAACTCGGTTGCTGAGCGCGAGCGGGTAGGGCATGAATACCTTGATGCACTCTATGATACCCATGGCGGTGACCCGGCACTGACACTGGCGGCCTATAATGCCGGCCCCGGTGCTGTCCAAAAGCATGGCGGCGTGCCGCCTTATAGAGAGACCCGGAACTATGTCGGCAAAGGCCTGCAGTTCTTGCAGCTAGCCGGTGCGCAACCCCAAGCCCAGCCAACCGGACTACCTACGTTGGACGATTTAGCCGACGTTGAAGAAGCGCCGTTAACGCCGGAGCTGATTGCCAAGTTCAAGCGCATTCAGTCGGGCGAAGCACCGCCACCGCGAAAAGCCATACCTACGCTAGAGGACTTGGCAGATGTCGAGGAAGCACCGTTGACGCCTGAGCTTAAAGCCAAGTTTGAGCGCATTAACGAGCTGCAGCAAATTCAAGACAATCCGCAAGGCGAGCAACCCGGACGCTTTAGTTCGGCGCTCAGTCGGGGCTGGGAAGGGCTTAAAGAGTCAACGCAGGGCATCGGGTTAGGCATAAGCTCGGCCTTGGGCAATGGCCCCGAAGCACAAGCACAGATGGAGGGCATCAAGTCCAAATCACAAGAGCCACAATCGGGTAGAGCGTCGCAGACGTTTCAAAATATTCAGGATATCTATTCCAAAGACGGTGCTTTGGCAGCCGCTAAAGAGTTACCGGGCTTTGCTATGGAGAAGACCGCTGAGTCTGTACCGGGCATGGCACCGGCATTAGGTATGGGCTTGGCCGCAGGCGCCGTTAATCCATTATTGGCGCTCCCCGTTACAGTAGGGGCTTATATTGTGCAGCAGTTCGGCGATATGATGCATCGGCAAGCATTGGAGAAATCCAAAGCGGAGGATTTATCTTCTGGAGATGCTTTGGCCGCCTCGATTCCCGCAGGTTTTTTGGATGCCGTCACCGACCGCTTTACACTAGGCTTAGGCAAGAAAGCCAAAGCCGTGTTTAGGGATAGTGTTGAGCAAGAGGTTAAAAAGAACCTCCTCACCCGTATAGGCACACATGCCGTTAAGTCAGGTACCTTGGAAGCCGGCGTCGGCGCGACACAATCGGAATTAGAGCGGGCGCAAGCAGGGCTGCCCATCACCGGACCGGAAGCAGGACAAGAAGCTAAAGAGGCCGGCGCCTCAGGGTTCTTCGGGGCTTTGATACCCGGCGCTGCCGGCGGTGTCAGTACGCCCGCTACACCCGCTACGCCACAGTCGGGTGATACCGAGACCACACCACCCGACTTAGCCGCGCAGACTAAGCAAGCCAAAGCCGTCGACGAAGAGAACAACGCCAAGAAAAAAGCCGCTCGCGTCGAGGATTTCGGCGTTGCGCCCAAATCCAAATTGTTCAAATCATTAATGGACGCCGACCTGACCACGCAAGAAGGCATTGACGCGGCAAAAGCTGCGGTCGATGAACACGCACCGGATGATTTCGACTACGAAGAGTTTGATTCCCATATCAATGCAGCGGAACAGGTATTAAAGAGCCAAGAAATTCCCGAACCCACTTTACGAGGTAAAAACGAGCCATGGACACCGGAAAGCGAAACAACGACAACCAAACCGGAAGAAACTCCAGTTACTACCGAGACCCAGGAGCCGCCACCGGACACTACGGCGACAGCGCAGGAAACCGAAGTGCCTATTGCCCAAGTTGCTCCCACACCACAATCTGCTCCAAAGGCAAGTTCTGTATTGGGGACTATACCCCCGTCCTCAGAAGCCGCGCCAAAGCCAACCTTCTCTGATGTCGCCAAAGCCCATCAGGAAGGGACTCGGGCAAAGAATGAGGCAGAAGATAACCCAAGCCCTGAAGCAGACGCCAAGCGGAATGAAGCGTGGGCTAAGCTGCAGGAGACTGGTAAGGCGTTCCAGCCTGAGTCCTTTGCTTTGTCCACCGAGCCCGAGACCCAACACACAGCTAAGTCATTAGAGCGCCATTTGCCCAAAGAACTCAAGGCTATGATAGCCAGCGGCAAGGCGGTGTTCCATGATACCCAAGCGACGCTCCCCGGCGAGAACCATCCGCCCAATGTGAAGGGTATGGTCGATGCAGCAGGCGTTTCTCATTTCATAGCAAATCGACTCACGCCTAATACTATTGAGAGCGTGATGCTCCATGAAGCGGGCGTACACGCCGGGATGGCCAAACTGGTCGGGCCCAAGCTCTGGGAGCAGTACAAAGCCGAAGCGATGAACAGTCAAGACCCGGCGTTTATCGCTGCGCGTGAAGCGGTACCGAAGTCCACTCCAAGCCATTTGATTCCCGAAGAAGCCTTAGCCCATCTGGTTGAGCACGCACCCAAGCACTCATTGGTTCGCCGATTGATATCAGCCGTCCGTAATTGGGCGCGGGCTAATCTGGGCATTGGCAGTAAGTTCACCGAGGCTGACGCACGGCAATTAGCGGTGTCGGCGTTGAAATATGCAGGTTCACGGGCTGACACAGCGTACGCGCTGTCCTCGTCTGAAGAAGCCGCCGTAACAGCAAAAGCGGAGCGGCTTGCAGCGGCGCGGGAGAAGCACCTAAAAGCCAATCCACCTAAGCCTATTCCCTCGCGTTCGACCAATCTAAAACGCACCGTGCTCAAGATAGAGAACGAACTGTTCGACTACAGCTCGGGATTGTATAACCAACTGCGGCCGCGTTTGGAAGCGATGGGCTTGGCGACGCCGGAGGTACAGAAGATTATGGCGCAGGCGTTCCAAGGCCAGACCGTGTATGTCAATTCACTGGCAGCCCAAGGCGCTATCCAAGGCGAGTTGCACTACAACCCAAACACGATGCAGTGGGAGGCCAAGGCCGGGCAGTTCTCCATCACCAAGATGAAAGATATCCTGGCCAAGCATGCCAAGAAGCAAGGCAAGCCGTTTGAGACGGTCAGTGGCATTTTCACCGATATTGCCTCAGCACTGCGTATCAAAGAGTTCCGTGAGCAGGCGGCGACCTATCGGAAAGCCATTGATATGGCTACCGACCCTAAGGTTAAAGCCATGGCTGAGCGTAAGTTCGCCAATATCTTGCGGCGTGCGGATGTAGAGCACATGACGGATGACCAGATTGCCACGGCGCTTAAAGTCTTGGCCGACCATCCCGAGTACGCCGAGGCACTGAAAGAGTGGCATGGGGTACGGGCTTATATGGTCAAGTTCCTGGTCGATACGGGCCGCTATTCTGAGAAGCAGGCCAAAGCCTATATGGACGCGACGATGTATGTGCCGTTCAACCGGCTCATGGATGCGAAAGACCCGGATGCATTTTATGGCTATATGGCGGGCGGACGGGGTCGGAGCTTAATGGCAAATCAAAAGGAGCATGCCATCAAAGGCTCCGAACGGGAAGTCAAAGACATGGTTGAGAACATGGAGAAGTGGATTCTCAACAGCTTTGTAAAAGGCGTGAAGAACGCCAAGAATCTGGAGCTCCAAGAGGTTGTCGCCAAGCACTTTTACCCCGGTGCCGTTAAGCCGGCGGCCAATACCAAGAACGGCGGCATTAAAGTCTATCGGCACGGGCGTGAGGAGTATTGGGAGTATGAAGACCCTTTGTTAACCTCGGCGTTTAACGGCGTCAATACCGTAGCCCTGCCTACCTTAACCATGGCCGCCAAGTTCGCTAACCGACTGCGCAATGCCATCGTACTGGACCCGTTGTTTACGATAAATCAATTACCGCAAGACGCTTACTCGGCGATGTTCTCGTCAGGGGTCAAAAACCCCGGTGCGCTATTAATTGATATCGCCAAGGAGTGGACCGGTACGTTGAAAGGCACGACCGATGCGCATGAGCACTTAAAAGGCATCGGCATTGTCGGACAGAAAGATACCGTCAGTATGGCGACCGAGCATATTCACGAGTTAGCCATGCATGGCCGTGCTAAGAAAGGTCCGTTTGCGGCACTGCATAGGGCACTGGAGCACTTCGCCAATGTCGGTGATAATGCCATCCGTCAAGGCATCTATGTGCGTACCATGAAAGAGATGAAAGGCCAACCCAATGCGCAGATGATAGCCCAACAAAGAGCGTTTGAAGTGATTAACTTCAGGAAGCGGGGTGCCAATGCGACCTTAAGTGCGTTCATGCAAGTGACGCCGTTTTTAGGGGCGTATTTACAGGCAACCCGCACCCAGCTCAATATCATCTCGGGGCGCGGCATCTCGCCCGTTGCCCGCAAAGAAGCGCTGATGCGCTTGGCAGCCACCTCGGCACAAGTGGCAACGTTTACCTTTTTATACAACATGATGTTGGGGGATGACGACGAGTTCAAGAAGAAAGATATCCAGGAGCGCGACACCCATATCTACCCGTTCGGCTCTAAATCAGACTATGCGATGACGGTGCGGGCGGACGTATTCTCACTGTCGTTTATTGCCATGAACCATGTGTACCGATATCTGATGGATAAGGGTAGTGAGAACCCGTATCAGACCCGTCAAGCTATGTTGGATACGACAGTGCGCATATTAGCCGGGGCACCGATGGGGCCGACAGTTATCAAGCCGGTCTTGGAGAATATCACGGGTATTGATTTCCACACCAACCGCCCGATTATCCCCGAGCGCTACAAGCATTTATCGGGGACGCCGGAACTGCAGTACAACGAGAAGACCTCAGAGCTGGCTAAACTATTAGGTCATGCCGGCCTGTCACCGTTTTTGGTCGACCATTTTATTAAGGGCTATTTTGGCTATGCAGGGGCAACGACCATGATGGTGACCGACATGGCGCTACGGGCCGGCTTGGATATTCCGTATACGGCCACGCGTGAAGACCAGTTTAATATCGGTTACGGTAAATCAGCGAAAGACATTCCGGGCATGCCGCTGCGTAACGACCGGATGACGCAGGGGGTGGATGATTTCTATACCTTGGGAGGCGCGGCGCGGGAAGCTAAGGCCAGTGTGAATCGCTTCGAGGCATTGGGCAAGACCAAAGAAGCGCGGGAATTTAAGCGGCGGGAGGCCAATCTGGCCTTGGGGCGTGCGGATAACCGCCGGTTGTTATCTGACAGCGTGCAACGAGAAGTAAACCAAAAAACAGCAAAAATACACGATCTAACAGCGCAAAAGGACAAAATCATGGCGACGCCGAATGATAGAATATCGCCAGAAGCTAAGCGTGCGCGCCTCGAACGCATTGATGCACAGATAAAGCGGATTACCGAGAGCGCCTCTAGGACGTATAATCGGGTGTATCGTCCGTAAGAGGAACCCTCCACCAACGGACGCCAGCCATACCATTTTCTGTACGTTCTTCGTGGATAAGCTTATATCCCCTACGCTCCGCTTCGGTATAGATGGTGCGGAGCATTGTCTCCGTGTCTAAGCACGGGATGAAAAATGAGAAGCCAATCTCCAATTCATCCCACGCTAGTTTGAGCCTCAAACCTTGATACTCTGTCGGGTTAAACAAGGGCATGGTAGGCTTCTACGTCCCAATCATGGATGACCCTGTCCATTTCAAACGACGATAGGCACATGCGCAGTTCCTTCTGTGTCTCCAATGATAGGATAAACCCTTTATAGAAACCAACTTTTGCGGCGGTAACGGACATATCTGAAAAGCCATCTTCATGCATTTGATTTTCGATACGACTCCATAGGTCTTCTAATTTCGGGATAACGCCCATATATTTAGCTCCTTTACTTCTACTTTGATAGTTTGTGGTTTATTGTGTCGGGCTTTCATAAGCCGTAATCTATAGTCAATTCTTTGGTCAATAGACAGTTGGAACGGCATCGGCAGGCCTTCGGGTTTGGATTGAAACGTCCCTTCGGCTTTGGCCTGCACCATCTCCCGATAATTCGCCGCCCAGTTCTCGGCCTCGACTTTATCATAGTAAAACGTGTTCTTGACACGATGGTGTATTTTGGGGAGCCTACTGTGCTTGCCGCGTGCGTAGGACGCTACGGCTTCCAGAGTAATACCGGCCAGCTCGGCCATCTCTTTGCGGGTGATGGTGGTCATTGCTTCTCCCCACAAAACGGGCAAAAAGTAACCGTTACAGAGGGCGGATTTTTACGGATTTTAGTGTCAATCTTTTCTGTAGCGACACACAACTTATAGGTTAACTCCATGTCTTTTGAAAGAATAAACGCGCCGACCAAGCGTAAATTCATATCGGCTAATTTGACATTAATTTCTTCTGCGCAATTACACATAGTTTTTATAACCCCATCTCATCTAAAATTGTCTTGTCTAAAATAAGCGCCCGTACTGCGGGCGATGATGTCTGCGTGCCTTCGGCCATCTTCACTTGACCGGTGGTTATCAAAGCACCTTTGGTCTTGAGCTCCTCGACGGTGTCATTGAACGACACCCGCTTCTTGCTGCACCAACTGCGCAGGCTGGTAGTGGTGATATAAATCATTTTGGTATCGGTTTCAATGCGTATCATCAGCTCGCCACGCGGCATTTGTACCGCCGGGCGTAGGTCACCGGGGATATTCGACGGGCGCATGTCAATCACCAAGGTATGATTGCCGGCGTGCTCGTTGATAAATGTCCCGATGGTATTACCCGATATTTGCTCAGGCGTACGCACCTCGCTACGGGTGTCTGTGTTTTGTTTCATCAAGTAATCTACAATAGGCGCCAGCGGGATATCAATCAGGCCGAGCATGTTGCCAATCTCCCCACCCCATAAGGCTGTGGTTGTGAGCAATGAATAATAGCGCTCGGGGTTAAGGTAGCCCATGGCCAAATCAAACTCTTTCTGGATGGCCTTCAGACGCGTGAAGCACTCCTCCCGATGGTTGAGGATATACTGGACAATGATTTCCCCCGCATGCCCGTAGTTGTTCTGCAGGACATCAATAAACAGTCGGTCAGACTCTTCCTTGGTGATGCCGGTGATGGGCTCGACGCGCATCTCCAGCACCCGCATGACCTCGCCATCGGAGTTCATGCTGTTGGCTTTTAAGACGTCATGGATATTGGCGTTGCCCGAGGTAATGCACGGCACGCTCCAGGTGGTGTTATTGGCCCGCTCACGGTTGGCCGACGCCTCCATGCGGCCTTTGCCTCGGCCTTGGCTAATCGAGTACGCCAGGGTACCGACTTCTTCGGCGGTCATCTGGGTGATTTCATCCATGCAGAACACCACATTGTTCATCACACCCAGGCGATGCAGACGCATGTTCAGGGTGTCTTTCATCAGACTCATGCCCTTGTCGGGGTGACCCCAGGCGCTCAATGCCAAGCCTTGGGCGGCAGACTTACCGACACCCGATAGTGTGTTGGTCAAGTGCAGGATAGCGCCGCCGTGACCCAAGTATTTGAACATCGGGCAGCCCAAGCCTATCATTAAGGCAAATGCCCGTACCTCATTATCAGGCCCTGCGTAGCGCTGAGCGACCGATTGCCATGCCGCCAAGGTACCGACTTTGGTAAACTGGACAGAGGCTTGCAGGGTATCGTTGGAGGGCATTGAGTAATAGATGCCGTCTTTGCGAATCTCCCGGTTGCCGACAATGAAGCAGGTGTCATTGTCATGCCAACCGAACTGGACACGGATATTGTCGGCTTTGTCGATCTCTTGTAAGTAACTGCAAAACTCGGTGGTGTATTCCATCAGCATCTTCATTTTAAACGCATCTGCGGCCATGCCTTGTTTGGAGAAGTGCTCCCTGCATTTCTCCTTGGCGGTAATCTCGGATAACGGCGCGGAAAAGTCCTTAACACCGTCGTGGGGGCGTATCAGTTTCATGTGGACCAGCTCTCCCTCGTGCGGGTCAAGGCAGCGCCCTGACACGTAAAAGGTATGATTGTAGACGTGTTTGATGGCCATGGAGCCACCGTCGCCGTCTTTGTTAGGGATAAATTGTTTAACATAAATACCCGCCCGCGCGCCGGGTAAATACGGATAAACTATGGGGGGTAAGCCGCTGCGGGCAATGTCTTCATTGAGTGGGTGGACCTGCTCCGGGCGGGGGGTCCTATCGAGCAAAAAAGGGTAAGTGATATTCCCGTAATGAGGGCAGGCGGTGCAGAGCTCCGGACGATGCTCGCTTATCTTGGCGCAGGCATACGGCCCGTCGGTGCGCTCGGCCTTAAGCAAGGTGGCTTCGATTGAATAGTTGCTGTGCTGATAGGAGAGGTTATGCACCGCTTCCTGGCGTTGCTCGGTGAACTGCGGGATAGACATCACGCTCCACCAATGCATACCCGTTAAATCATCCTGATTGATATAAGCATTAGCCAACTGCACACAACCTGTTCCCTGCATCGACCGGGTAATCACCTGCCCGTATTGCTGGCCTTGGTGAGACATCAAGGCGCGGGTTAACGGAGAGAGTTTACTTACCGCCTGTGAAGTTAGATTCGTTCTAACTTTGGGATTATTCGGGATGGGTGCGCCGACGCTAAGCAAACTCCCCAGTACAGTCGGGTCGGTTGGTGTGCCAGTCTTGATAACGGCGACGAGTCGCAGTGGGTCGAACTTATGGTTAGTTGTTCCGGGAACCCGTAGAATGCGGGCGCTGTCTTTGGAAACACCGATGTCTTTAATGCTAAACCCGTGCTCCGTCGCTTTGCTTAGTAATGCCAGAACCAACGCCTTCCACTCAGGGATATCAATAGCCTGTGTTAGTGGCCAATAGATATGTGCACCACCACCGGAGTCTACCAGCGTAGGTGCAGGAAGCCCGGCAGCAGCGACGAATTTATCAAGCGCTTGTTTGGCATCCTTCTTGGTAGCATAGGCTGATTTGCCGCCGACGTCCAAATCAATCCATAAGGATTTAAGTTGGGCGACATTGGCTTGGGTGCGGCTGGTTTTGGTTTGGAAGCTGGCGACGGCGAAATAAATATCGTGGTCGGCGTAGTCGTTGGCGAACTCTACGAGCTCGGCATCAGTGGGGATAGCATCAATGAATTGTTGATTAACGAGGCCGTTCTTAATGAGGGTGAAACAGTACGGGCCGGTGTTGGGTAGGATGGAGCTGAGGAAATCATGTGGGTCCATTTTTGATGTGTCCCGAAGAGGAAAAAGGAGCGGCCTAAGCCGCTCGTTCTTGCCACTTTAAAGTGGCCTTTGCACTGCATAGCATCGCATCGCAACGCTAAGCTAGGCTAGGCATCGCATCGCTATGGAAGAAAAATTATATCACTCGTCGCCCCACTCCGATAGCAGCTCATCAATATTTGTCGAGGCGGGTTGCGGCGCGGCGTGGCTTTCACGGCGTATCGGCTCCGGAATGACTTCAGGGGCAGGCGCAGCGGCTGCGGCGGGGCGATTTCGAGTGACCCTTGTGCGTGCCGGAACGACGGGCTCTGGCTCAGGCACTGACGCAGCTGCGGGGGCAGGAGCTGGGCGAGGCTGGATAAAGGGCAATTCGGCAGCCGCCGGTTTCACCACCACCCCACCAAAGCTGTATGTGATAGCCTGGATAGTCTCCGGCAATTTGGAATATTCCTCAACCAGCAACAGCTCATCCGTCTCTAACGGTCTTAATGCCGCGAACAGTAATTTCGGGGTGGCGGCGTCCAAATCAAAGCGCAATTCAGTGACCACGGCGTCGATGTTGACGCCGTAACCACCCAAAAAGTTGGCGTACTGGCGCATGCCCATCTTGTCGGGGTCAGGCTTGCCCTTGCCACCAAACAGACTGGTCGCTGCCAGCGTCATTTCATAAACCTCACCATCTTCCAGGTTTTTCTCCAAGACCACCGCAATGCGGCGTTGGAAGCGGCAGGCTTTGGAATCACCTTGGCCTGAGCCTGCGATATTCTGTGGACAGGCGGCGCAGGTGGCTGCTTGAATCGCCGTCGCTGTTGCCATCGGCGTGATGCCGTCAGCACTGTAGCAGTCCGGTGCCACCGGGTCGGCATTCTCCTGATAGGCGGCTTTGTAATACTGCCGGGAAGTATGCTCGGCGACGCCAACAATGACCACGTTCAGTGCCCGTTCGGGGATGGAACCCACCTCCTGACCATTGATGACCTTGCGGAAGACCCCGCCCCGGATAGAGATACGGCGGTTTTCAAAACCACCCATCAAGGCTTTGGTGGCGGCAGACAGCTCTCTTTTTTGAAGATGGGCAGGGACGCCGCCGCCGTTTTTAAATATGCTTAAGTTGCTCATGGTGCTCTCTTATATAAAGTAATTATCAAAGTCCTCATACGATGGTTCTGGCATCGTAGCAGGGGGTGGGGTGCGCTTGCTCATCTTGGCAACAGACGGGGCAGGCTTGGTATAAACTCTTTCCTTCTTCGGTTCGCCGGGTTTGGCACGCGTTCTGATTGTTGGCGTCACACGGATATCAGGCAATGATTTGCGCTCAATGTACGCTTCGACTTCTTTGGCCGAGTATTTCACTTTGCCTTTGATATAGTGGCTGGTGAAGATGCCGGCTCGGCGCATATTATAACAAGACTGCCGGGATAACCCTAAAATTTCCCTGACTTCTTTTTCGGTTAAGAAAATGTCCGGTTCAGGAAGGTCCGGATGTAACAGTTCATTATTAGAATAATCGCTCATGGCTTACCTCTCCTAACCGTTATAGTAAACTTTCTGTCTACAACCACAGACGGGATAGGTTTGTCTGGGAAGTCTTTTATCCATGACTTAGCCGCGTTCTGGGCAAGCCTTTTCTCGACCAAATCAAACGCGTCATTGTCGTAGATGAATTGCTCTACAGCTGCCCAATCCGATACGAAGACTCGTTCTTTGATAGTCCTAAAGGCAGTGCCGGATTCTGTACGAACTGATTCAACGCCCAGTTCTTTACACAAATCAAGCAATGCGCTTTGGAGCATATCTTGTTTAGCGTCAAGCTCTGCTATCTGCGCTTCATAAGCCTTGGTGATTTCCGCTTTCTTGTTTCTGATTTTCAGATAGACGGATACTATCTTTTCTACATCGGGCATAGTCTTGTCCTGTTTAGTTGTTGACTGTGAGATTATTATACAGTTGTAAAGCTAGTTTGTCAACTCTTATCCCGCTCATCTTGTTTATTCAGCGCCTTGCCTACACTGTGTAGCACCCACATCATACCGATAGCGCCAATAAGCAGTACAATGGATATCAAATGTAACGTCTCACACATTTGCAATCTTCTCCAGGTGATGTAATTGCTTGGCGGACACATAGGTGTCATCGCCATATTTTTTATAATGCGCCCTCATACTACCGGTGAATTCGAGTTCCCAATCCGTGCTGGCGTTCATCTCAGCATCAGATAATAAATCATTAAAATCTTCTATTTCGCTTGCTGTCATTTTATTACCTCTTTAAATAATGCCAATAGAGTCGTTGCGGACATATTCTTTTTGTCCAACGCGTTCAATACTTTCTTCTCAACATCACTACCTATCAAATGGACAACAGTACATTGGTTGCGTTGTCCGGCGCGGTGCGTACGCCCATTCCCTTGTTGGTAAATTTCAAAGGACATGGGTACCCCGAACCATATTGTCGTATCCGCTTTTGTCAATGTCACACCGTGTGCCGCAGCTTGCGGCTGGATGATTAACACTTGCGGGTCGGGTTTGTTTTGGAAATCAGAGAAGATGACATCCCGCTTATTCATGGGGATTTTCCCGTGAATGGCCTCGCAAGTAATGCCTTCATCCTGCAGCATCCGCATGATTCGCTCGATGGAGTTCCTAAACTGCACAAACACTATCGTTTTGTTACGCGTCTCACGGATGATATCACACAGCTCTCTGAATCGGTTGGAGATATCAAACTCAATAATATCCCCACGTTCATCATAACAGTTGCCCGCTGAAATTTGCAACAACTTTCCAATCAGAACCGCTGCGTTCGCCGCAGTGACCGTTGTACCCGCAGCGAGAATCATCATTTCCTTTTTTAGAAGTTTGTAATACTTGTTTTGCTGTGCGGTCAGAGGTACTTCACGCGTCTCATATAATAGCTCAGGTAAATCCAAACATTCTGATTTAGTAAATCTAATTGCGGGTTGTAAAACTCTGTGTACTGTTCGCTCTGCATCGGGTTTATTTATCCACATAAACATATTGATTTTATACTGCACCATCTCCCTAAATGCACCATAAGACCGAGGCACTGATTTAGGGTCTATCATACGCGCCAGACCATAGGCATCACAAGGGCTCTGCGCAGCCGGTGTAGCGGTCATTAGCCAGCACCAGGTATCCGCTTTAATCAACTTGTTAATGAACTTGTGCTTGCGGGTTTGGACGTTCTTTATGTAGTTGCAGTTATGGACTAGCACATCCTCAACGATATAATCATGAGGGCCCGCTACTTCCAGATTCCAAACATCGCGAGGACATCCTTGTTGGATACGCGTAACACTGACCACCCTAAGTCCTGAAGCAACGCCTCTTTCTTCCTGTCTTGTTCTTGACGCTGTATTGTATTGTGGCTGTACCCGTCTACTTCTAAACAAATCATCTGTAAAGGGTCTGCGAAATCCAGCTTGTAGTGATAGGGATACCCGCTTCCACGCTTTTGTAATGTCTTTACAATATAGTTGTATTGGAAACTTTCTGGGAGTATTGAGCGCATTAGTAACTCTACTCTTGACATACCCGTACCATTGCCGCCCCGCACTCGCATGAACGGTTCCCGACTCCCCAACTCTACTGCCAGCGCACGCTGTTGTTGCTTGCGCTCTTCTGTATGGGGAATCCCCCTGAGAGGTGAGGGTTGGCCCCGATGCTTCTCCGCTGCTTTCTGTACGCCATCCATCATCCGCTTTCGCTCTGTTTGCCACACTAACTTTCTGGCGCAGGAACGGGAACAGGTTAATGCTGGACGATACCGCAACACTCTGTGGGGTACAAAATGCTCCCCTCCGCAGACCGGACACATAACTGTCTCCCCCATAACTTTTGCAGAGCGCGCTTGCGCCGTACATTTTGTGCTGCAATATTTTGCAGGGTTGGTTCTTAAGTAACTCTTTACCTTTCGATACTTTTTTCCGCAATGCCCGCACACCAAATCTACATAGTACGACTCTTTCCAACATGCGCGAGAACAATAGTGAGATGCCTTCTGGTTGGCAAACACCTTCTGCTCGAACGGCGTCCCGCAGGTGTGACAATTCTCTTGATGTAGTACATATTTCACCAAGGAGGTCTTTTGCGGCGACCCAACCATTTCGGGTTGAGAAAGGGTGCTCTTCTGTGCAGGTAATTTTGATACCATCTTCAAACTCGACTTCAACTATGTTGGATGATTGTTTATGAAACGTTTTGGTTACGGGTCTTGGCCCCCAACTTGTCTCTATTATATCACCTTCTACGATTTGTTCAATAGCTCTAAAACCAATAGGCGTAAGAACTCGTGTCCCAGCTACAAAGCACTCATCAATTATGATTAAATCAAAGTTACCTCGGTCCAAAGCGTCAATCACAATCTCGACGCCATCATAATTGATAAGTATAAACTCAGCTTTACTATTGATTATTGCCTCGCGTTTCTCCTTTGTGCCATGCGCCACATCAACAGACCGATGCATCACTGTCCTGAATATCTCCTGCTTCCATGCAGAATCGAGGATGCTAAGCGGCGCGATAACCAATACACGCCGTATAGCACCTATACTTAGTAGGTAGTCGGCAGCCCAGATAGCGCTTTTCGTTTTGCCAATTCCTAATTCGCCAAAGTTATACGCCCGCCTATTCAAGGTCAAAAACGAAGCGATACTGCGCTGATGCGAAAAGGGTTTATGGAGTCCAGGCCACCCATACCGAGTCTCAATGGGCGACGGTACCGTAAAGCCCATGTTTTTTAATATGTGAACATTCCCCAGATTAAAGGGGATGAGCACTTTGCCATTGTCTATCTTGTACTTGTCTATTACTGTTGTAATGTCGTCAGGGCTATCCGTGGTGACGGATAACACCTTATCATGTATTATCTCAATCATGCTCCGTCAGCGCCTCAAGTAGCGGCGGCTTGCTCAGGGACTTGTCTATGGTCCAGTTGCGCAGCTTATTACGACAAACGCGCCGTTCTGCCATGCGCAGGCGGAGTGCAAAATGCGTTAAAGCATCGGTGTGGCGCTCGATTAAAGAGGGCGGGAGCCCCGCTTCCTCTGCCAGTGATATCACTGACTTGGTTGATATTTGCATGTTACTTCCTCTTTGCAGTGTGATTTGAATTACGTGGGAATGACCGGTTCTGTGACGGCGTCTGTAGCCTGAGATTGCTCTTGGCGTTGCCGGCTTCGGTGCCCTTAATATGGTCAATATCCTTACCTTTTCTAGGGATATCGAGTTTATCGTACAATTGTCTAGCCTGCTGCCGTTTCTTGCGTGCGGCCACGGCTTTGGGGTTTTTCTTTTCGACCTGGGCCTCGTGTGACGGGTCGCGGTCATTCATGTCTTTGTACGGCATCTGCCTTCTCCTCAGTAATTATTTCACGTATTTCTTTAGCCATTGTTTCAAGCATATCGGGTAGTTGGACTACTACATCCGGATGTTCCGACTGTAGTGAGAAACCACTGCCCAACACGCCATTAATTATAATAACAATGGCGGCTTGCGCATCGGTTCTTTCTCGCGCCACCGTACAAATATCATCGTATTTGCCGGGGCCGTTTGTGGGTAGTTCATTCATTCTAACTCCAATCGTTTCTCGATATGCCCCAAGCGCCCATCGAAAGTATCCAGACGATAGTTGATTTGAGCTAAATCAAGGTGTAGTAATGCCGTTGACCTCTCAAGTGAGGACACACGGTGTATGATATCTTTCACGTCCTCTGCGGTACGCTCGCCGGTCTTGCGGATAGCTTTCAGATGCTCCAGCGTTAAGTACGCTACCTCTTCCTCACTCACTATATTCTCCGTTATGTACACAGGTATGTACCGCACACCAGCGCTTGCAGAAATTGTTCTGCGTTGGATTCCACACGTTACTTTCGTACGCCGCTTTCAGGCGTTTTAAGTCCTGATTCAGATGCGCAAACACTGTAAACCGACTGGCAAAATCATACTCTGCTTTGACAATTTGTCCAGCCTTGACGAACAACAGCATGCTTTTGACCGTTTTGACCTTCGGGAAATGCAGAAAAATAAGCGCCGCCAGTAATGCCAACTGGGTGGTGTCGGCATAGGCTGCACTCTTACCGGTCTTAAAATCGACCAGGTAAGCTTTCTCATTATCGTGGTCAACGGAAATAAAATCACTGACGCCCCGATACCAGCAGCTTGAATCCCAGTAATCACAATGGACAAACGCCCAATCTTTGATAGCTATGCCCATCTGTAGCTCGACATATTTTTTGCCCGGCAACGCTATTAGCTTATCCAGGTAGCTCTGCATGAACGCAAACTCGGCAGGCAAGGGCATGTTGGACTTGATGTAAAACTCCGCCGCGCTGTGCAGGGCTTTGCCGTACTTAATCGCATCGGTCTCTATGAACGGTACGCTTTTACGTACGCGATGCTCGTAGAATTGCAACGGGCATACTTGAAATTGGCTTAGCCCCGAATAACTCCACGGCAACATTTTTGACATTTGATTCTCCTAAAAATAGGGTGCCGTGCCTAAAAGGCACGGCCTTTGCTTCGCTGTGCTATGCTAAGCTTGGCACTGCAAGGCATCGCACTGCATCGCAGTGGTACAATACCGCACTAACCACTCGTTGGAATGGCTAGTACGCTATTATTAAAATAGCCTTTGCATTGCTCCGCATGGCTTCGCATAGCAAGGCACAGCAGCGCTTTGGTAAATTAATTACCGCACTAAGCCCTCGTGAGAAGACTCAGTACCCTAATTAATTAGGCTTTGCATTGCTCCGCAGAGCATAGCTAGGCACGGCATCGCTCAGCATCGCAGTGCACGGCTAAGCATTGCATAGCTTTGACTCACATAAATTAACCCCCTCTATAAATTTCATATATAATATTATACACCCCCTAATTTAATACGCAACCTTATATATGAATAAAAAATATGTTTCTCTGCTGGTTAAGGTTCAGACACACAAAAACCTTAAGCAGCTATCATTAGATTTGGGACTCCCCCTAACACAACTCATTGATTTGCTATTGAAAGAGTATCAGGAGAATCGAGATGCTCCCAAATCGCCTGTTTGATTTCCGAAACCGCGTAGAAATTAAGATAACAGGAGATTTCCTCATCGAAATGGTAGATATACAAAATATTCAAGCCAATCTTGGGGTCGATATTATAAAAAATACTTAACTCAATACTGTGAAAACTAATCTCTATTTCATTCACGTGGTCGCCTCTGTGAGCCTAAATGATAGTTAGAATTTTCGCGGATGCCTTGGCGTCTAAGCCAAATCTCCGCTCCAGTTTTCATGCCAAAGCCGTGTAGCCAACAATACAGACACTGCCTAACAATCGAAAAGAGTTCGGCCATAATGAAACTCAACCTCCAAGGGAATATCCGGCATCCAGTCCGGCGGCTGGCACATGATTTCTTCTAAAATCTGCTTCGCCTCCTCTACACCCCCCTCCGGCACCAGGACATAGGCGGCGTCGTGAATCAATAATACAATAGGGTAATGCTTATTGATTTTGGGTAGCGCCTCAGCAAAGATACAGCGTGCAGTTGCCTGAGTAATATTGTTAAAACACTTACCGCTGTACAATCTATCCCAACTGCTTCTAATTTTGTATTTATATTCCCGCTTCCGGGTCTGCGCATCTTCAGAATACTGTAGCTCAGGGTATTTTAAATACAGTCCTGACGGTAGCCGGATACCCTTGCGCCCTTCGACCTTGATTAAATTATCGGTTAGTATCATCCCCTCACCGCCTGTGGTTAATAACTTAATAGCGTTACCACACGCCGACCATGCTGCTCTCACACCGGGGTGGTTGTCTCGGTAAAATTCCACTATCCGTTTACTTTCGACGATGCCCACATCCAAACCTATACCCGAGAGAATAGCCGCTTGCAGCTTCGCCGCGCCCACCCCAAAAACCAATGACAGACAGTTATGGACTAACACGTTAGACACCGTGAAGCGATGCCTAGGGCCGGCGTTTAATATGTCATAGACTCTAACTTTCTTTTTATCCCCCGCCAATTCTTGCATTTCTTCGCCACTGAGTCCCATGCGGTCTGGATAATTTGTTCCCCCGTTAAACCCTGCTGAACATACTTGCAGGTTACTCTCAGTGCGTAAGGGGATTCTGCCCAGTCCGCTACCAGAAGCATTTCCTCTCGCCACGAAATCCACATCGTATTTCGACGATTGCTGGTCTGTACCTTGCGGGACACCATACGCAAGTTCCCTACTGCATAGTGTCCATTGTTGTCGATTCGGTCCACCTCCAACCCGGAATCCCAGAGAGGCAACGTTTTGATATACTCTACACACTCTTTCGTTGAGCCAAACAAAAACTGAATCCCTCGTCCTCCGTAATTGGCGTAGCCTTTGTCCATAGGATTGCAGCATCTTTGTTGCATAGCTGTTGCCCGTTTTTGTATAAGCTCCGTAACCTTGTCCCAGACAATCAGATGACCTTGCCTTTGGTGCCGAGTTCGTGTTGCACAAGGCTTGCATCGTCTGGACTGCCCTCTGATAATGGCCTCTACATACGCCCACTGCTCTCTGCCACAAACGCAGCGCACATGTATCTTTATGCTCCCCGATTTCACTGTTTGTTGTATCTCGGTACTGATTATCTCCCATGAATTTAAGCGGGCGCCTATCATCTCCGGTAGTAGCGAGACGCGCTGATAAATTGGCGGCATCCCCGAACTGGCGGGTCTCACCAGTTTGCGTAAATATAATATGGTCGGTAGTGGCTGTAAGTCCTTGGTATGTGATGACATCTCTCTCCCCTTGGTAAATGACCCCATCATGTGAGACCCATTCTACCCCATCCCATACTCTATCGTCTACCAAAATGTTTTCTATAGGCACTAAACCCCTTGGGGTAAGGACAAGCTGTCCTTCTGCGATACAGGAGGTCTTGGCAATAAAGCGCTGGTCTTCTGTGACCTCATCATAGGCAACACCCAGTACCTCTGAGGCGAAGACTTTATACAAGTCCAGCCCGCCTGCCAGGATATCCAGTTTCTCCCACTCCGACGACAGCCAGAGGCCCACGCGCAGTTCGATTTGTTTTAAGTCCGCGCCCAGAATAACATAACCCTCGGGGGCCTTGAACGCTCGCTTTAACGGCGACTTACGCGGGAAATTCTGGACATTGATTTTATCTGCCCCCGCCCAGCGCCCTGTCGCGGCACTGTAATACTTCAGCGGGAAAGGACAACACCTGTTCCTTTCTGCAATGCCAATAACCCTTTCACATCGCGTTTCTTCAAGCGTTGATTTAACACCCAACCGAGCAGCAACAATAGTTTGTACCATAAGGTTATCAGAGTCAAGTAATGCTTTGAAGCCCTCGTCTGTTTTAGCGAACGCATAGGCCGGCTTACCGGTAGTCGGCGACAGCTTCATTGGCGGCTCCACGCCACAGTCTATCAGCAGTTGCGCCAATTTGACGTTGGACATCAGCTCTTTTCGAGAGACAATGACCTTGTCCATGAGCGCTTGTTTTTTAGCTTGCACGTCGGCAAGGTGTGCGGTCAGCACGGCTTTATCCAATTCCAACAACGGTCGTGTGGCCATCTTCAGGGTGATATCAATAATGTCTAATTCAGATTTAGTAAAGTGCGGCAGTAGTTTGTAAAACAATTTGTACGTTAGCTCGGTGTCGTTCTTGCAGTACTCACCATAGCGCGCTAGTTCTTCAGTAGTAAAGTCTTGTTTACGTTTACCCAAGGCATTGATGACCTCAGTGCCCTTGACACCCAGCTGGTAATGCTCAGCCAGCTTGGCCAGACTGCCCCCGACCTCGATGCCATGGATTGCTCTTGACATACTTAGCGTGTCGATGAGCTTCTTAGGGTGGATACCGAAGCGCAGGCCAAGGATGCTTGAGTCGAATAGACTATTGTGGTTTACTAATGCAATATCATCCCAATCAAATTGGTTTAGGTATGCTTTCGTCTCATCAAATGTTCCGGAGAACCATTGTGCGGGCTCGTTGTTAATCTTGGTGGATACACCGATAACCTCGAAGCGGTCATCTGTTATATATTGCTCGGTCGTCAGCTTACTTAGGGAATAATCTTTTGCATAAAAAGTTTCTGCGTCCAGAGTTAGTAGTTGCATTTCATTATCTCTTGTAGTATGAGGGGAAAAGCGTGTATGTTGTCGGCGTTAACCACCAAAGCCACGCCGCCTGCGGCGTTGATTAAGTCAAGTTCACGTTGTTGCAGCAGCGTCGGCAGCTTGCGCCCGGCCTTGGCTTCGATGGCTATGAAATGCCCATTAAGGCAGCATATATAGTCTGGAACGCCTACTTTACAAGTAAACCCGGGCGCTGGCATGAAATAATATACCCCATACTCAGCCAGTATAGCTTTGATTTGCTTTTTGATTCGCCCTTCGGGCGTTAAATAGGACATAAGACACCTTATAATTAGTTACTGGAAAACACTCTCGTCAGAGAGTGTAGACCACTAATTAATTAGTCTTTGCTTTGCAGCGCATCGCTAAGCTAGGCTAAGCAGGGCAAGGCAGCGCTTAGGGTTCATATAATACCCTCACCCGTCGTAATGGTCAAGGTTTCGATTAAAGAACTGCTCATTTACAATAAAGAAATCATCCATGCGCTCAAAAGAACGCATCATTACTTTCTGCCTTAAAATATCGTTATATCCCGTCCAATGCCGTAAGTCATAGCGGGTTCTGAAGCAGCCGAGGCAGATGCCCCGGGCTTCGTCGAAGTGGCAGAATAGGGACTCACAAGGGGTGGATATCCGATACGTCGCCATCTAATTTACTCTCGCAGGTCTCGTTAGGGTGCCGCCTGAGGGACAGTGCATACGAAAAAACTGTGTTAGGCGGGTCAATTTTCATCGTCATAAAGCGCAGGCAGCTGGCCTTCTCAGGGCATCCGTCACCGTAGCAGCGGGTGAAATCAGAATTAAGTGGTTTCATGAAAGGGCCTTAATAAAAATCAAAATATCCTCAATGGTAGGATTATGGCCGGGTGAGAGTTCGCAGCAAATGAACACAGATGGCGTTAGTTTAACACCAATATCGGCCACCGTATCACCGACCTCGGCTAATTTTAACATCGCTAGATTACCCATCACCAACGGTGTAAGCGGGTCATCCAGCGCAAGGGAGATAAGGTCAAGCCGTGTGTAGCTGTAGATATCTCCCTTGGAATTGACGTGGATACGCAGTGTCATGGCCGCAACCTCGTCAAGTCGAAGTCATCGGGGAAGTAGAGGAAGTACAAGTCACCGCCCAGATTCCTGCCGACTCCGATGACCTCATCCTCCTCGGGCGCTATACGAAGCATTGCGATACGGTCAGTGATTTCCGACGACAGTTCATCGACAGATATTTCTACTGAGCCTGATACAGTAGGCGACCTTACTTGTACCCTACGGAAAGGGGTACCCGTCAAAGGTTCAAACTCTTGTGATACATAAACTTTTTTCATAGCTCCAACCCTTTTATCCCATAATCGTCAGGAAGATGGACGGCGAACTTGTGCTCGTCCACCCGTTTTCCAATGTCCGGCACGGTGTCGCCTATCGCAACCAGCCTGAGCATGGCGACCTTCTCAGCGACCAGCTCAGGTAAACTATAGGCATTGACCGTTACTGTGCTTAAGGAATTGGCGATGGGGTAATGCGGGGAGCAATACAGCATCGACCAAGTATACATAGTAGGATTATAAATCACGGCCAGGTGTTTCATGACTGAGTCTCCCACGTAGTGGGGGATGAAGCCTTCACAGCTTCACCCTGATAAAGCTCCCGAACGGCGGTTGGTGGTGGTCACTACCGTTGCATATCACCCACAGCACCGGATAGTTGGGGGGTAGTTGCGGGTACTCAATGAAGCCATCAGTAATGTGGATACACACTAACGGGTCGAGCTTGTTGTCTTTGATATACTCGAACACTTCGACGCAGCTCGAACCGCCGCCACCCGCAGGTTTCGTGGACGTTGCAATGCTCTCATAGTCGCCCTCGAAATAGGTTTCATGTGAAACGACGCGAGTGTCCCAATATAAAAGGTCAACTCGTTCGGGCGTGGTGTTATTACAGATGCCAACTAATTCAGACAGCGCCGCAGTGATGGCTTCGCCCGATATCGAGCCGCTCGTGTCGATACCCACGACGATATTGCCAATAGACTCACTGATTTGGCTGGGTAAATACAAGTCCATGGCCATAAAACGGCGGTTAGGGCGTGCCCAAGTGCTGTCCCCACGACCGGCTGTTACGGTACTTACATAGTCCCGGAGCTGGTCGCGCCAGTCGACCTTAGGCTCCAGCAAGGCATTGAAGCCACGGGAGACATCGCCACCGAGCTTTCCGCTCATAAAAACGCCTTGGCGTATGGCATTGTCAATCTCCTTGGCCAAGGCTTGGCGCTCTTCTTCAGGCAAGGCTTGGGCGTCTTCCCATTGATGGTCGTCCATCGGCTCGCCCTTGCCGCCTTGGCCCCCATTGGCTTTGTCTTGCTTGAGTAATTCAAACACCTGTTTCGTGTCCATGCCCCGATACTTCTCGTCCAGGCAGGGGTTAGGGGGCAGAGCTATCTCAACCCCGCGTGGGTCAAGGTCATAGATTTCAAGATTTATAACATAATCACAAGCCATGTTCGCCAGCTTGGCATCCTCTTTGTACAGCTCTTGCCATAAAAAGAGATGTTGGTAAGCTTTGTGCCCTGCCTCGTGCAGCACCAAGCCCCGCAGTTGCTGCTCGGTGAGAGAGTCCACGAACTGTGGATTATAAGTTACATCACGACCATTGGTGCCCGCCGTGGGCAGCGCATCCGATATGTCCACGTCGCCCACCATAACAATACCTGAGTAATGCATAGTGGGTTTGTGCCCCATCAGCCAAATATGTTGCTTAGTTATTCTGTCTGCTGTTGATAAGCTCATGGCGTTGTTCTCCCAAAATCTTCAACGGTTTCAAAGTCATCCGCTGTTAAAGTGTGCCCTTCCGGGAGCCTGATATCATCAAGCATACGGTCAATCTCTTGCGGCGTAAGCTTAAATGTTTCGAGGATAGCGCGCAGGTCCTCTTCTTTCATTGTAATTATCATGTTATGTCTCCTACCAAGGTTATAACCGTTATAACCTTGGCTATAAGGTATTAAGAGAAGAGAAAACCTAAACGAACGGCCAGCTCGGTAAATTTCCGATTGGTGACCGCGATGGGTCGCTTCGGGCTATTGGAACTCATGATGCCCCGCATAAACAAAGCAATCGCCTCGCGGGGTAGCCGGTCCAGGTAAATCAATACATTGTCCATGTTCTCTTTGGTGCAGTTACCGATGAGCTTGCTGACAATGAGACAGAGGGACGCCCCGGATTTACTTATTTTGGCTGTCTCGGGACTGGCGGCGATGGAGGCGAAGGTGGGTAGGCTATTATCAAGTTTTAAAATCATAAGTATGTCTTGAGCTGCTCTTTCGCCAACTGCACCTTGTAGCAGGTGTACCAGCACATCTTCGTTCAGTGCTGAGCAGGCATGGAGAATATCACTGGCACGCTCCAGACTTCGTGGCGTCACGAATGCTCTGCGTGGGCTGCGAGGGTCATAAATATACGAGTTCTGTTCGGGTTTTTCATAGTCCTGGAAACTCGCGAACATCTCCGGAAATTCTAAAACCGTTGCAATGGCAACGGGGTGAACACCGTTATGCTCCGCAAAATTCATGCGCCAGTCCATCGGGCTTGGTTTAGCCATTCGTACGGTTACGATACGATTTCGAGCATGCGCTGGCATGTTATCCCCCAGCCCTTCTGCGGTCAGGTTGGTCGTCGCGAAGACGATAGAGCCCTCAGGCAAAGCATGTGTGCCTATCTTGCGCTCCAACATCACCCTAAGGCACGAGTTCATGACAGATTTCGACGCCTTACCCAACTCATCCAGCATGACTATCAGTGGCTTGCCATGTTGCAAGCCCCATTCAGAGTTGGGCACGAACTCGGACACGGGTGTGCCATCAATGGTCGTGATGCGGGGGATAAGCAAATCACCGGTATCTTTGGTTGATATGTCCACATAAGCGGCGACATGGTTGGGGTGGAGCTTGGCCAGCTCCTTGAGAATAGAACTCTTACC